CTTGTGCTCCTTGAGCTCCAATTTCACCTTTAAGACCTTGTGCTCCTTGAGCTCCGTTCGTTCCAGCAGTACCTTGAGCTCCAACTTCACCTTTAAGACCTTGTGCTCCTTGAGCTCCATTTGTTCCAGCATCACCTTTAAGACCTTGTGCTCCTTGAGCGCCATTTGTTCCAATTTCACCTTTAAGACCTTGTGCTCCTTGAGCTCCAATTTCACCTTTAAGACCTTGAGCACCTTGAGCACCGTTCGTTCCAGCAATACCTTGAGCACCTTGCAAACCTTGCGCTCCATTAGATCCGGTAGCACCTTGTGCTCCATCAACACCAGATAAACCCGATATTCCTTGAGCACCAACTTCACCTTTTAATCCTTGAGCACCAACTTCACCTTTAAGACCTTGTGCTCCTTGAGCTCCAACTTCTCCTTTTAATCCTTGAGCACCAATTTCTCCTTTTAATCCTTGAGCACCCTGAGCTCCAATAGAACCCTGCGCTCCTGTTACACCAACTTCACCTTTAAGACCTTGTGCACCATGTGCTCCTGTTACACCAACTTCACCTTTAAGACCTTGTGCACCCTGCGCTCCTGTTACACCAACTTCACCCTTAAGTCCTTGAGCACCTTGAGCACCTTGAGCTCCATTTGTTCCAGCAGTACCTTGAGCACCAACTTCACCCTTAAGTCCTTGAGCACCTTGAGCTCCATTTGTTCCAGCAGTACCTTGAGCACCAACTTCACCTTTAAGACCTTGAGCTCCAGCAGAACCTTGAGTACCTGCTATGCCTTGATCTCCTTTAAGACCTTGAGCACCAATTGCACCTTGAGTTCCATTAGTTCCAGCAGAACCTTGAGCACCTGTTGCACCTTGATCTCCTTTAAGACCTTGAGCACCTTGAGCACCCATTGCACCTGTTGCACCAGTTGATGTTAAAACAAAAGAATAATTTTGCATTCCCTCAGTATACCAAGTCACATCATGATTTCCATTAGATTGATCTACTACGTATATTTTAACAATCATTCTATCAGTTGGATTAATAGTTGTTGTTGGTAACACTAAGTCTACCGTACATTCTACTGGAATTGTATTACTAATCCAACCTATAAGAACTTGATTAGTTGGTATTACTGTTCCATAACCAACACCTGCACTATTTGCTAATTCAATAGTAGCAAATGTGTCTGTATTAAATCCTGCACCGGCTTTTAAGAAATGTAAATGGAATCTTTGTATTCCACCTGGTATTACAGAAAATTCTAATTCAGGTGTTATAAATTGTTGTACCACAACTGGAGTTAATCCTGTTGTAGTTTTGAGTATTGTTTGTTCAACAAAACTAGTCGGATTAATATTTAAGTCTCTATATGTACCAATTCCAGAAGTAACTGATTGATTAAAATAATAAATTTGACCTGAACTAATTCCTGTCGATCCTTGTGCTCCTATTTCACCTTTAAGACCTTGAGCTCCTGTTGGTCCAGTTATACCCTGTAAACCTTGAGCACCTTGAGATCCATCAGTTCCTTGAGCACCTTCTGCTCCTTGAGCACCATCAACTCCAGATAAACCCGAAATACCTTGAGCACCTTGTAAACCTTGCTCTCCTTGAGCTCCATCAGTTCCTTGAGCACCTTCAGTTCCTTGAGCACCTTGAGCACCTTCAGTTCCTTGAGCACCATCATTACCATTTGCTCCTTGAGCACCTTCTGTACCAATAGTTCCTTGAGCACCTTCTGCACCTTGAGCACCTTCAGTTCCTTGAGCTCCATCATTACCACTAGCACCTTGAGCTCCATCGATACCATTAAAACCTTGAGCACCTTGTAAACCTTGCTCTCCTTGAGCACCATTTGTACCTTGAGCTCCATCAAATCCACTAGCACCTTGAGCTCCACCATCTGCTACTGGCGTCCATGAAGCATTTATTGATCCAGGAGTTGGAGGATAACCAGGATTTCCTGGATTTCCAGTTCTATAATAGTATCCACCTTGATATATTACGGCTGCGCCAAATCCATAAGATAAGCCATTATCATATACGGTTGCTGGTAAAATCCACGGCGTTGGACCTAAGTCACCTTGAGCGCCGTTTGTTCCAGAACTACCTTGAGCACCTTGAGCACCATTCGTTCCATCATTACCTTGAGAACCATTCGTTCCAGCAACACCCTGAGCACCTTCTGCACCTTGAGCTCCTTCAATTCCATTTGCACCTTGAGCTCCATCAGTTCCATTTGCACCTTGAGATCCTGTTAAGCCTTGAGCACCATTCGTTCCATTTGCACCTTGAGCACCTTGAGCTCCATCTATACCATCAATTCCAGATAATCCACTAGAACCTTGAGCACCATCGAGCCCTTGAGCACCATCGAGTCCTTGAGCTCCTTGAGCTCCATCTGTTCCTGAACTACCTTGAGCACCATCTATACCTTGAGCACCATCAGTACCATTAGAACCTTGAGCACCATCAATACCATTTGCTCCTTGAGCACCTTCTGTACCAATAGTTCCTTGAGCACCTTCTGCACCTTGAGCTCCATCAATTCCTGAACTACCTTGAGCACCTTCAATTCCACTTGCACCTTGTGCGCCATCTACTCCAGATAAACCTGCAAAACCTTGAGCTCCATCATTTCCTTGAGCACCTTCAACTCCACTTGTTCCTTGAGCACCTTCTATTCCTGAGCTACCTTGAGCTCCATCAGTACCATTTGCACCTTGAGCTCCATCAGTTCCATTTGCTCCTTGAGCACCTTCAATTCCTTGTAAACCTTGAGCACCTTCTGTACCTTGAGCTCCATCAATACCTTGAGCGCCTTCAATTCCATTTGCACCTTGAGCTCCGTTAACTCCAGATAAACCTGAAATACCTTGAGCACCAACTTCACCTTTATTACCAACTGATCCTTGAGCACCTTCTGCACCCTGTAAACCTATATCACCTTGAGCTCCATTAGTTCCATTAGAACCTTGAGCACCTTCTAATCCTTGATCTCCTTGAGCACCTTCTAATCCTTGATCTCCTTGAGCACCTTTACTACCTATTGCACCTTGAGCACCATCAAATCCACCAGCTCCTTGAGCACCGTCTGTTCCTGAACTACCTTGAGCTCCATCAATTCCTGAATTACCTTGAGCACCTTCAATTCCGCTTGCTCCTTGAGCACCTTCTGTTCCGCTTGCACCTTGAGCTCCATCAATACCGCTTGTTCCTTGAGCTCCATCAACTCCTGATAAACCAGCAAAACCTTGAGCACCATCAGTTCCTGAAGTACCTTGAGCACCTTCTGTACCTTGAGCACCGTCAGTTCCACTAGCACCTTGAGCACCATCAGTTCCTGAACTACCTTGAGCACCATCAGTTCCACTGGCACCTTGAGCACCGTCGATACCCGAACTACCTTGAGCACCGTCAACTCCAGATAAACCTGCAAAACCTTGAGCACCTTCCGCGCCTTGAGCTCCATCAGTTCCATTTGCACCTTGAGCACCATCAATTCCACTTGATCCCTGAGCACCTTCTGTACCCTGAGCACCCTGTAAACCTTGATCTCCTTGAGCACCTTGTAAACCTTGATCTCCTTGAGCACCTTTTGCACCTTGCGCTCCATCAATACCTTGAGCACCTTGTAAACCAATTGTTCCCTGAGCACCAACTTCACCTTTATTTCCTTGAGCACCTATTGAGCCTTGAGCACCATCAATACCATTTGAACCTTGTAAACCTTGATCTCCTTGAGCACCGTTTGCACCTTGAGCACCAACTTCACCTTTAGCTGCTGTTGCACCTTGAGCACCTTCTGCTCCTTGAGCACCAGATCCCGTAAGACCTTGAGCACCAACTTCTCCTTTAGAACCTTGAGCACCAACTTCACCTTTAGCTGCTGTTGCACCTTGAGCACCTTCTGCACCTTGAGCACCAGAACCTGTAAGACCTTGAGCACCAACTTCTCCTTTAGAACCTTGAGCACCAACTTCGCCTTTGGCTGCTGTTGCACCTTGAGCTCCTGTTGCACCTTGAGCACCGGATCCTGTTGCTCCTTGAGCACCAACTTCACCTTTAGTACCAATACCACCTTGGGCTCCAGTAGAACCAGAGGCTCCTTGAGCTCCTGTTGTACCTTGAGCTCCAGTAGAACCTGCAGTTGAATCAACAGTAAAAGTTATTTTAATACCTCTTCTAAAAACTAGGGCTTGATCAATTTCTTGACCATTTACTTCTCCTAAATTTCTATTAAGATAAGTAACGTCTAAATCTAGACCTGTTACTCCTCCATCTAAATCGAAATCAGAATAATTTATTCCAGTAACAGTGTACATAATGTAACGTTCTGGATTTTCACTATTGATAATAGTAATTTTTGCACCTGAAGTTATTTCAGATTTTAGATAAGCATTCTTGTTATCTTTAAGATCTAAGTCGTGTATTTTGATGTTTGTGATTGAAGCTACATCGGGGCTATCAAATGAAACTCTACCCGGATTTGGGTTACTTCCATCTGTATATTCTATAAGATAGACGAGTCTTGGTAAATAATTATTATCCATTAAATGGTTCTTTATTTTTTACTATTTATCCACGAAAATATGGTTACCAGTAAAGGGTTCGAACCTTTATTTCACAAGTCGGAGTTGTGCGTCCTGCCATTAGACGAACCGGCATGGAATTACCATGCCTTATCTATCGTCACAAATTAATTAATCTAATAAAATGTGGTCGAATTTGCCTTTGATATGAGTATTTAGGGCTTTGCCTGGACTGTCAAAAGCTTCAGTCATAAAAAGTATATATGTCGCTTTGTCAACATCAGAATAAGAATAGCTCTTACCATGTTTAAATGCAACTAAAAGTAATTGAGTTGCACTATTATAATGAAATGATTCTATAGTTGAAGAATCTACAAGTGATGTTTGACTAGTTATACCTGACATAATTTTTATTTTTTATATCATGTATTTTAAGAATGTTTCAAATGAAACTAAAGGGGCAAACTAGCATAGAATTAAGGATTTATGCCCAGAGGTAAGATTAGATTATTAAAGTGGATAATGTGATGGCCAATTACTTACATTTACTCCTAATGTAGCTCCATTTAAAGCTTGTTTAATACTTGCTCCAACATCATTACTACCCATTTTATCAACAGCTAATTTCATGGTTTCAATCATCTTTTTAAGTTCAGATTGGGAAACTTCTTGGCCTTTACCCATATTTTCTACTACTTTTTGATTATCTTTTATAATTTCCATAGTATCTTTAATGAATGCTGTAAGAGCCTCCATTGTTTGTTCAATAGAATCTCCTTTATCTAATCTCATTAGATTAGCTGTATTTTCTAATATGTCATTGACTTTCATCAACTTCATATCATCAGTCTTTTGTATTGCACCAAATAAAGCAATAAAACTATTATTTGCTTTTATAATTGAGTCAACTGGACCACCGAATATACCTCCGCCTCCTATTACTCTAACATAATTCGAGAATTCACCTAGAAACTTCATAATACCTTCAGTAGGTTTCAATGCCATAATACTAGATAAAGATCTTGCTATTTTTTCCAAAGCAGTTGCTGCTGATTCTAATGCGCTAACATTACCTGCAACAAAACTAATAAATTGCATTGGATCCATTTTAGCTTCTTTTGGAGCTTCTTCACCTGAAAAGAAATTACCAATTCCACTTGCAATACCACCAACCATATTTCCTAAACCTTCAACTGCATTACCAATACCTTGTGCTACTGCTCCTCCAGCTACTACTGCCATTACAGCTGCTAAACCACCTGCAAGAGAAAATAAAGATAAACCTATTGCTGCGATATTTGCTGCTCCAATTGATGCTAAGTCTTGAATAAATCCTCTAAATTCTTGGAAACCTTTAATGATAAAATCAAGTACACCTAAAATTACATCTTTAATTGCGTTAATAATAGGCACTATAATTTTGGATGCGGCTTCTAAAACTTGAGCAACTCCAGCAAATGCTGCTTGTATAATTGGAACAACATGATCTAATAATCTACCAAATGATGCTGCTAATGAATCAATAAATGAAGCCAATGGCGGCAAAATTAATGGTAATATTTCTGCAAACAAATGAGCTAAGAAGTCTATGAATTCTTTAACATACGGCATTAATTCTTTAACTAAATAAACAAATATATTTACCATTTTAAAACCAAAATATTCCATTGTATCTGCAATTTGATACAATAAACCGCCCTTTTTAAATAAACTAGGTGGTAATAACATAAAAATCCATGCAACTGCTGTTATTACTACAGCTAAAACTATCAAAGCTAGTGCTCCAATTAAGAATGGCACTGGACCTCCAACCATTGATACTACTTTACCTAAGGCTGCTGCAACCAAACCGAATGCTAATAAAGCAATTCCAACTCCAAGAGACCATGCTATTGGAGGAGCTTTAAATTCATCTGGCAAATATCCTAATATCATCGCAGATATTAAAAGTGATACTGACAATACTACGATTAATATAGGTAATTGAAATATTTCTTTAGGAGTCCATTTTAGCATGCTTAATACAATTGCTGGAAATGCAAATGCTAATAATGCCATACCTACCTGTAAAGACCACATAAAAGGCGGTGCTTTATATTCTTCTGGTAATAATTGAAAGATCCATGCTGATATAAATATAGAAACAGCTAAACCAATTACAATAACAGGTAGCATCCAAGCCATATTTTTATTTTTACCAAGTCTTGCACCTCCAAATCTCATAATCATAACCATTGATATTGCAAATAACGCAATAGAGAAACCGGCTAAAAGAGACCACATAGGATCAGGTGCTTTATATTCATCTGGTAATAATAGAAATATTAGGGCTGTTAATACAATAACTGGTGCCATTAAAGACATTGCTATGGCTGCTAATAATACATCCATTGGTTTTACTTTACGTTTAGAAAAAACTTCTATAAGTTGAGCAAAAGCCATTGTCATAATAGCCATAGAAATAGCTACTGTTAAAATAGCTGGAATCATCTTTGGACTTATTAATAATCCAGCAAAAGCCATGGCTGCAATAAATAATATTAAAGCAGCTGACATTAAAACAATTGCAATTGCAGCCATTTTAACATCTTTAACAACAGTCTTTAATTTTTTACTACCACCTCCCATAATAGATGATCCAGCTGGATCATCTTTAGTTTTTCTAGATGCTTCTGCTTTTTCTTTTGGAGTAGCAGATCCTTTAACTAAAACTTTGTGAATTTGTCTTAACCAACCAACTTGTAAAATTGAGTTTTTAGCGATCAAATCTATTTTTTCAGCTGTAATAGCTCCCATAGCAGCAATACCTCCAACTACTTCGTGTAGATTGGAGATACTTGCTTGCAATTTTGTAGCATTTTCTGCTGAGAATTTTTCAAATACTGATTTAAATAGCACTTAATCGTCGTTATTTTTCTAGCTTATATATCAATTATACATTAATACTTCCTCATTGCTGGAATTTTAGGCATATTTGGCATTTTAGGCATTTTAGCTCCGCTTTGATTATCATTTTGTTCTTGTGTGCGTTTATTATCTTCTTTAATATCTTTAATTAGAAAATCTAACATATAATGATATTCATAATAAGGCATTTCTTCCACTTCGCTAGGCTGAATTCTAAGTTGCTTAGCGAAATGAAATTTAACCTTAAAGAAGTTCTCCAGAGAGATCTTGAATAACGAAAAGACTTTTAATCCCACCTGGAAAGTTGTCTAGTTGCGCACGGACCTCCTCACCCGCTATATTCGCTACTAGTTCAGCGCTCGCACCTATTTTCATTTTTTCAGCTAATCTGTAAATAACCATGTATTTTCTTTCGTCCCAGCTTTTAAATTCAATTTCAGCTGCAAAGATGCGTTTTTCATCCATGCCTCTCCAATCTAATTGAATATATGGAAATACTTGCATGAAGGCTCTATCCCAGGGCTTCTTGTTCTGCTCCTTTTCTTTAATGTATTCAGTAACTTGTGTCATGATACCGATTGAAGGAGGGCGCATTACAACTTCACCTGCAGATTTTGTTTTGATCTTATAAGCTCTAAGAGATTCATCATAGTAATTTTCAATTTCTTCTGGAATTTCACTAGTTTGAAAATATTCAGATTTTAATTCAATATCAACTTCTTCACCTTGCTTGTTACGAGATTTAAAAATCAACTTGTTTTCAGGTTCAGGGAAAGTTAAGTCTCTAATTGATAAAAGAACGAAGATACGATCTTCTTCACAAATATCTTTAGAAGATAATAATCTTTTACCAGATTTAAATTGAACACAATTACTAACGATGTAGTTTAATTTATCTTCAACATCAATTAAGTTTGATTCGTCTACTGTTGAGAAGTATCTAATCTCATTAACTCTTGCAGATCTAATCTGTAAAAGAGCATCAGATGGATAATATTTACCTCTTGATGGTAATGATTTAAGATCCATTGCCATCCATCCTAAAATTTCTTTAGCACTTCTTGCTTGATCTGGACCGAAACGATCCATGTCTACACTTCCGAGACCTTCAGATTTAATCTGATCAATCATTGGATTTTGGAAGGCACCACCTTCATTTTCTTTTTGGTTTAATAGGTCGTCTAATTCTTCTGACATAATTATTGTTTGTTAAGTTTATTGATTTTATCTTTTATGTATGAGCGTTGCTCTGTCATGCCTCTTTGTAGTAAATCTTTTTTAATTAAAGATCTAATATAAGAGCTTACAGAAACAGGTCGTTGATTATCTTCGATCGCATCATTTAATATTGCTGAATTTAATCCAGCAGATTCCTCTTTAGTTATAAGGACCTGTAGTTTTTCTGTTAGTTTTTGAATTTCCATATTAATATGTTAATAACATAATATATTTATCTTACGAAAAAAAGGAGAGTTTCCCTGAGAAAACTCTCCTAAATTTTGTTATGCTAATTCTTCTTTAGCTACGTCAGATCTCCAAACGATTTCTAAAGTTTTAGCGTCAGGTGCAGCGTAATCGTTGTCACCTAAACCAACTGCAGATGTTAAGAAACATTCTTCGTATGTTAGTGTTCTGTAAATATCACCTACTCTATTGAATTGAGTGATAATGATTGTACCTACGTAATCTTTTTTCAATCCCATTTCACCAGTTGCACTATTGTATTGTAGTGTGTACCAGTCTTTGATAGTTTTGTAAAGATATGCTTGGTTTGCGTCATTTAAGTTCAATGAGAAGTTAACTGTTACATCATGAGCAGTACCATCTGGCATACCAGCATAAGATCTAGTTGCCCATTTGAACTTTTGTTCAACTGCTGCAATTTCTCTATGAATTGTATCTAAACCAGCAATAGTATTAACGTGTTGTAACAACATCTCACCTCCAGCGATTCCAGCTGGTGGGATGATAGTAACTTCAAACAAATTACCTTGTATAGGTTCGAAGTTTCTTCCTTTTTTAGACGTTTGGTCATTTGAATAATGTGGTAAATTAGCCATCGTATATTGCTTTTATTTTATTTTATGAAAAGTTTCCTGTTGCGATCTCTCCAGTATTTAATACTGTAGTTCTACTTACAACAATTTCTAGACCTTTAACTGGTTCAACATAAGTGTCAAGAATACCGATGTTTGAATCGATAACTTCATTTGTGTTGTTAGTTGAGTCCATAATGTTTTTGTAAGCATAAACACCAGTGTCAGATTTAACTGATTCCATGAATGAATCTGCTAACGTTTTGATCTCTAATCTAGTTTGAGCTGTGTTAAACTCAAATACGTAGTTTTTCAAAATCGCAGCTAATCCGTCTTGGATGTAAATCAATACTTCTCTTACGTGAGCAGATGAAAGTGCTGATTTAATAGTTTGTTGACCAGTTTTATTACCAGTGATAACTAATCCAGATCCTCTTTGGAATACAATTGGATTGATACCGAATGGCTCTAAATTATCTCTGTCTTTTTTGTCAAATGCATATTCTGCACCTACAACACCTGGGCCACTTACAACACCTCTTCTTGGACCTGCAATAATTGACCATGGTAAATCTGCAGAGTATTTAGCGATAAAGTTGTTAGAAATATAAGCTGCTGGTGGAATAACTAGGTTTTTACCGTTTTCTCTAACGTTAATACCTGGACCATACCAGAAACCGTAACTAGCGCCTAATGTAATATCAGGTAATGCATATATTGAAGTTGGGTTTAAAGCTAAATTACCACCATCTTTTACGTAATTAGATTCAAAATTACCGTCCATATCTACGAAAGATGGATCAACTGACATTTTAAATTCTTTTACCATTGGAGCATTCAAAATAGCCGCAACATTTTGTCTGTCTTTTGCCAAAGATGATAATTGGTATTTGTTTAATAAACCGTTTGTTGCTTCGTAAGAACCAAATGTATCAACAATATATCTAAAAGTAATATTGTCTTTATCTACTAAAGCATCTTTTAATTTAGTACCTGATAAAGTATCTAAACACTCTTTAATAGTTAATACTGGAGCTACAAATTTATCTAAATTGTGTACTAAATAAATGCTAGAATTTGATTCAAATGATTTGTAAGCATTTGAGAATCCAGAATCATAAGCTTCGCTTGTAGTAACTTGTAATAAGTTAGCAGTACCTGTTGTAGTGATTCTAGTAATTTTAGACATTCTATTCATTGCTGCCGCTGGAACATACATTCCTACTGCTAAGTCATTTGAATAAACTGATGGAGTATATGCCTTTGGTACAGTTGCATAAAGTGCATCTAATGTACCTGTAAATGTAACAGTAGTATTACCTGCTCCGAAAGTTGAAGTTGCAACTGCAACGTATGTACCATCATTTAATTTAACATATTTTCCTAGGAAAGATGAAGCTACGTTTACACCTGCAATAATTAATGAGTTTGCAGCTGGAGTAATACCAGTGTTACCTGTAATATTAGGAGTAGATGGAGCAAAATAATTTAAATCATATTCAAATATATTCGAACTGATTTCGTTAATTGCACCTTGTAATGTGATTTCTCTATCAGCTGTTTCTTCTTCTGAGTAAGAAAGAATTGTACCAGGATTATAAGCATGACCTACAATATCTAATCCATTATCTTCAACAGCAGCTTCATTAAGAATACAGAATAAACCTGTTCTAGAAGATTCTAAGTTAATAAGAGTTTCGATATTTAAGTTTCTACCTTCTTGATCTGTAAAGTTTGGTAATAAAGAACCAGTATATTGAGCTACTAAACTAACTTGCTTTAAGTTAGCAAATGCATTCAATTTAGATTTATCTAAACCGTAACTACCACCAGCATTCATGTCTTCTTTAAAGTAAGAACCGAAAACTGGATCTACATCTAATGCAGCTGCGTCATATTTTCCTGCGAAAACATAAACATCTACCATGAAATCAGAGATGAAATCATCTGGAGAAATATAAGATGGTACGTTGTTGAATCCAAACCATTCTGAAGCTTTAACTTCAAAACCTTTAGTGTTTGCTGATTGCTTAACAATAACTGAAATATTTTCACCTTTAAGATTAATAAAGTTTAAAACTCTATCAGCATTTGCAAACTGAATTTCATTTTGAACAGCGATATCTGAATTAGGGAACCAAAATTTGTCAGTATTGTGTACATCTGTGTAAGATGGTGCAACTGTAGTTGCTGTTTCACCTGAACCTGCATTTGTCGATAAACTAATACCATTAACAGTATCACCTGCATCCATTGCTGCTAAGTTAAGAGCCAAAATTGGACCTCTTTGTAAAGCTGCAATAGCCGATCTGTGGAAATACATTCCTTTTTTCTCTAAAGAAGAATCAACACTTCCGTAGATATTTGTAAACTGTGCAACATCTTCTACGAAAGTCGGAGTATTGAATGGTCCTTTTTTAGAGTGACCAACAATCAATCTGATTGTTTCTGCAGGAATGTTAACAGTCTGAGACTTATCGAATTCTAAGCGATATACGCCTGAGCTCTTAAATTGTAATAATTGTGGACTAAGTGCCATGATTTTAGACTATTTATTTTTTAGTATTTTATCTATATATCTGTTCGACTTTGGTTTTATTTCAATAAATCATAAATATCATATTGAAGGTCACCAGCGTCTTCTACATCCTTATATAACACAGTTTCCATGTGATCGTGTAGTTTTGGATCTATTGTATCTAATAATTCTTCCACGAAATCTGCATAGTCTGTAGTTCCAAAGAATTCAGTAGCTGTAATAGCTGTCATAATAGTATCATCGTGGCCCATCTGAGCACCATAACTACCATTTTTAAGCTTACCAAATACTGATGCTTCTTTTGCTGTAAACCATTCTCTTGTTTCTATGCGATTCATTGAGAATAATTTTTTAAAGTTTTGACAGAAAATTGGTTTATTATCTGATTTTACTTTAATTCCAGGTTTTAGAGCATTACTATCATGTCTGTGTTTGAATCTAAGTATCATTTCTTCGTCAAAGTCATTTCTTTGTGGGAAAACTGTTTGTAAATATTTGATAAGAATAGATCCGTATGTGTTGTATTCTATAATTAATTTTGTATTTTCTGCGTTAAAGACATCAATACCCAATGTGTATAAGATCTTGGAAAAATCCTCAATAGGATGTTCATTTGATCTAAAGACACCAATTTGTTTAAGTTTAAAGAAATCATACATCGCACCAGGGCTAACCATATTGTCAATTTCTTTTTTGCTCATTGGATCAACTTTGAAAATGTTAATTACTGAGTAATCTCCTCCGTTTCCTTCAGCAATATCAATTGAAAATAGCCAATAATTATTTTCATCTTTGGCAGTTTCAATATCAAACGATGGGTCAAAAAATAGATGCTTACTTACATCGATATGAATATTATCAAAGTCATCTAATTCAACTGGTTCGAATTTCTTCATGCGCTTTCTTAGGACCTTCATTTCTTGAGGATCTAATAACAATGAACTTGAACTTACGAACTCATTACCATATTGTCTATTAAATGCCTCTTCAGAACCTAAGTTTTTAAGCTCACGTTTATACCATGCATCATCTCTTCCCGGCACTTGCCACCAATCAACTCTAAATGGTTTATATTCATTTTGACCTGAATCAGCTCCAGAGTAAATCTCATAAAACTTATTAAATCCATTTGGCGTTGAAGTAATGATAATCCTGGATACCTTCGACGAAGATAACGTAGGATAAACGTTTTCATAGAACGGATCTACAATATTTGGTGGAATATGGGCAAACTCATCCAAGAATAGTAAGTGAATGGTAAAACCAATACCTGATTTTGCAGTTGTTGATTGACCAATCAAACGACAACCATTATCAAGCTTCATATTCATAACGTCGTATTTGTGAATACCGGGCTTTAAAAAGAATGGCATATTCTCAATTACAACTTTAGTCTTGTCAATAATTTCTTTGGTAGTATCTGCTTTGTTGGCTAATAATAATGCGTTCTTATCAATATTGAAAATCAAATACCATGCAACGAAAATAGCTGAGGTAACTGTTTTACCAATCTGACGAGCTGCGAGTACTATATTAAAACGATTGTGCTGATAATTTCTCAGCATTTCTTTTTGATAGTCACGAAGTTTTACCTTTTGAATACCTTCATCTGTCATTACAACAGCATATTTCTCAGCAAAATAAACAATATCTCTTGCACATTTTGCTAATTCAATTAGTTCTTCTTCTGTATATTCAAATACAATGTTACCTCTACGGAGATGTTGTCTACCTTCATAGAACGGCATTGCGATTTTGGGTTTGTAACCCATATCCATCGCTAATATCAATTCATTGATAGCTTTAGTGGACCAAACAACACGTGACGAATCTACATCACTTTCGCTGTCACTTTTTATCCACCTATTATCTCCTACGTAATCACTCATCGTCTTGATCTAAATCTATTTGATCGATTTCAGGTTCTATTGGTTCAGCAGTTACATCCTCAATTTCGGCTTTCATACCTTCGGCGATTGCTCGCATAAGATCTTTTGTGCCTCTTTGAACTGACGCACCTTCTGTTGAAATTGGAGCACCGTCATTTGTAATTTGTTTATTAGTTTTTTGGTGAAATAGCTCAGCATCTCTCGAAATTCTTTTAACTGATTCTTCGGCTGCCATTAAATACATTGTTTGAGATTTGATAATATCTAACATTGATTTTTGTAGGGTAGCAAGTACCTCAAACATTCTTGGTGAAAGTTCTCCACCGTCGATAGTTTCTAAAAGAGTAGTTAATGCCTTTTCACCAGCTTGCAATTGATACACTAATGAACTCATTGTCATTTCGTCCATCTTTTGTTTTGCTTTAACGTATTCGTTATTGTCGATTAAGTCTTGATCCAAATAGAATTTCATTAAAGATTCTATTGTCTTCTTCGCTTTCTTTTCTGCACTGCCCTTCAACTCTGCGTAATTTGTTCCGCTGGTTGGTCTTAATGCTGGAAGTTCTGGATCTTTGACAAGATCTAAACTTTCATCTGGGCCTATTAAATCTTCAAGTTCGCGACGTATTTCGTCGGCTTGGTCCTTCATGGATTTTGACATAAGTAATGTATTATTGCTGCTTTATATATCGCCGAGCGTTATCTAGCGTTTTTCAATTTAACTAACGTAGATGACGGTATAGCGTTATCAGTTACAATAACTTTATCAGCATCTCTAACAACATATTGATTTAAGACGTTAGAGTGTTGTTCTTCTTCTATAATTCTATTAAATATTCTAATATTTGTTAACCAGAATTTAGTTCCAACTAATCTGTACATGGAATCATTTGTAGTCCATATTGCCAAGTGGTGAATTGGAGTTACCCATTTCATCATCAACTGTAAAGAGTTATCATCAGCTTGTGGCGTAGTATAATTCTCTTGACGATAAAGTTTGTAGACATAAACTGAAAGTTCACTAAATTCATTATTAATATTTACAACTATTGAATACCACGATTGTTGATCTAATAACATGCCATGGTTGTGTGTGTATTCTAAACCATTAATATTAACTTTAACAGCAGTTGAATTCATTATAACATCGAATCCAGTATCTACATAACTTCCATTGATTAAATAATAATCAGTTGTGTCAGTTATTGGAAACTTAGGTTTAAACCATGTTGTAAAAGCTAATGAATCTTTTGCCGATAAATTGGCTGGCGCTGCATAAACAACAGCGTCATCATTGACATTTATCTCAGTAAGATTATAACAATTTCTGGAAACCATTGTCCATCTATTATTGATAGTCTCATCTACGATTTTTATGTACTTATTTGTAAATATTCTAACACCATCAGCATATTGTCTGTTAACAGTTCTGTATTGCTGTGGCTTGGTAACTTTCTCAAATTCGTTTTGAATTTCTTCTCCAAAAATATCTTCAACTCCAACTATAAGATCTGATAACATCTCATCGCTCGTATTCTTAATAGTAGCTGAATGATTTTCATATTTACGAAGCATTACTCTCCAGTATGTAGTGTTCATGTTAAATTCGTCTGCTAAAGTAACAGATACAATTTCATAAACTCTATTGATTAATGGGAAAAATAAGTAATCTTTGGCATGTGGACTAGTTTTGTGTCCAAAAACCTTTTTGAAATGCTCATCAACAATATGAACTTCGAAATCATCGAATTCCATACCAAAAATATTGTAATTAAATTCACGAGTTGGCATTTTGTTACCAGGTACCATGATTTTAAGCAAACCTTCTTCAACTACATTATACAATGAATATTCCATCAATATAACGTCCTTTGTTCTTTGATCAGGTTCTGTTCTGTAATATCTAGTTTGATGACCAAAAATATCATTAGCCATTAAATTTAATTGCTTATAAACATTATCGGCTTTATTTAAAGCGTATGGATTAAATAAGTTTTGTGGTAAAACGCAATCTACTCTGATATTTGCACAACCAACAGAAACATAAGGATCGCATACTCCACAAAATTGAGGACATGCATCAATCAAACCATCTTCAGTCTCTAACGAGAACGTAACTGATAAGATATGAATTTCATTAGAAGTTGAAAGAGCTTCAATAGATCCTTTAATATCAATCCATAATGGTTTAAAAGCATTAAAT